GCTGTGGTAGAGCCTCATTACAGCGGTCTAGGTTAACAATGTATGGTTCACCTGTTTCTGCCCTAGTGTGTACTAGCTGCCACCACAAGTCCCTAGCGGAGACAGTCTTGATAGCCTGCTTGGACTTAGGGTCAATCAGCCTCCACTGATCATCACTCCTAACAGCCTCAAGGAACTCATCAGTTACTGTAATTCCATTGTGTAAGTTAAGGCACTTACGATTAAGATCACCGCCAGTAGTCTTCCGCATAGCGATGAACTCTTCAACTTCTGGGTGAGTGATGTCCATGTAGGCCGCATAAGATCCTCTCCGTGTTACGCCTTGATTGAAGGCGAGCATCTGACTGTCTACGACATGCATGAAAGGTATGCTACCAGTAGACTGACTACCGTTAGCAGTTGAAACGCCATTACTTCTAACAGCACCCCAATATCCACCCAAGCCTCCACCTCCACTTGCAAGCCATATGTTCTCATCATAGTGATCAGATAGCCCACGCCTTGAATCAGGAACATAATTGAGAAAACAGCTAATAGGTAAGCCGCGAGTGGTTCCTCCGTTACTAAGAATAGGAGTGCTAAAACCGAACCAGCCCTTGCTTGCGTAGTCATAAAGCCGCTGTGCAAGATTGTAGTCAGTATGTCCTTGATACGTTGCACCATAGACGGACGCTCTGGCGAAGGCTTCTTGTGCATGTGTCTCATCCTCCCAGAAGTAACGATCTTTTAAAGTTTCTAAAGAAAAATTATTCAGCGTTTCTTCACGATCATAATCAATCTGAATCCCTAAATAATCCTGTATGCCAATCTTTGATGTCATCCAAATCATCCTTCTCTGTTAACTGGGCCTGTCTGTAGCCCTTGGTTCTTGCTTTACTTTTAGATTTCTTTTTCTTCTGAAACCTTTCAACTCTCTCTGCTTTCCTATCCCAACTTGTCACCCGGATGCTCCAACATGTAGTTAATCAACCGCTCTTCATACCAACGGGCCTTGCGAAGATCTTCAATAGGTTTCTTTTTGTATCTAAAGCGCCACTGATATTTAAGGGCGTTACCTCTTAGGTAGCCTATGTACTCATCGTGGGTGAGCATACCTTGGATAGCATCAATACATTCCATACCACCATTGTTGTAATGCTCTGGCTTGTGTACAGGATCAAACTTATAATCTCCATATAGAGGATGTTCATTAGGTGCATCATCTCTGTCTTTAATAGTTTTAAAACCCATCCTGTTCCACTCCTCTGGTGTTATGTTATCAATGCTCATTGCATCTCCAAGTTAATCTTGTCATTACGTTTCTTAAACTCTTCAGTATCTCTAGCAGACTTATCAATCCAACTGTCTGGGATACTGTCCTCACTAAACCATCTGAATCCATTCGCTGTAGCCCACTCACCGTGTGATCTTTTAGTGCCATCCTTACGGCGCTTGGCTCCCGGCATAGGGGCTGATGGGTTAGCAAACAAGAATACCAGTTCAGTGTTCTTAGGAAGTATCTTCTTTACCCAGACATACTTGTTGTACTCTTGGAAGTCCCAGAACCTACCCTTAGATTCAAGAAGGATCTTCTTCCTACCTATCTTTCTAACAAAGTCAGGCTCGTACTTATGCTCAATAACATATGAAACATAATCTGTATGGTGCTCCCAATCTTTTAGGATTGATTCATGTAACACCATCTCCCAGATAGAGTCATACTTGTTGCCGTCTTTCTTTACAAGCTTTGGTCGGGGTACTCTAGGCTTGCGCCAGCCACTGACAGCTTTCTTTTTAGTACTCATCAGCCACCTGCTGGCTTTTTGCAAGAGCCTCTAAGTCAGTCATAGTGATACTCTCAACAGAGATACCACGTCTTACAAGCTTCTTAATACCTTTGCGTACCCACCTAGGGCTGTAAAAGCTAAGGCGTAGCTGTTTATCTGCATAGAAGTAGTTTTCTTCTGGAAGATATTGATGTAAATTTTTTACATTTACTTTGTCATGGTCACTCTCTGGTATGAGAGTCTTTAACCACTCTAGAAGTAATAGATCGGAATGCCTGCTGATTTTTTTACAGGTTCTGGTGTTCAAGAAACCTCCTCTACTCTTGGTTCAGAAACTACTTTAGTAAAGTATTTTAATCCATTAGAATACCTGAATGCTCTAAGACCTTTACCTTCGTTGGCATCTGTCCAGCAATCGTGCTTATAAGGGCAATAAGTACAGCCCGTAGGTAATCTCATATTACCTTTTTTTCCTTCGGGTATATCAGTATAGCATCGGTCTGGGGGGTTGTCAATAGACAGGGCTGTTTTAAGTTCTTTTATTCTTGTACTAATGTTGGGCTTGGACAGATCTCCGGGCCTCAATAGAGCAAGCTCACCTGATTCTTTGTTGATAGCCAAGAAGCCACCGTCAGATGTACCCTCTGCTGCCTCATACCCACTCAACTGAGCCATGTATCCGAAGGGGTCATCCACTGCAAGCGTACCTTCAGAGAACTTTTTGAAAGCAAAATTAGAAGCAGTCTTGATATCAACCACCTCACCGTCAATCTTACAGTCCATGTGGCCCTTGATACCATCAACCTCTACTTCTTTCTGCTCATCAGTCACATCATGTCCTGACAGTTTAACAAGAAGAAGCAGAACCTCTTCAAGCAAGTGACCATACAAGAACTTAATGTGCATGTGAGCCTTCATGGTAGATGGTTCGTTAAGATCTCTCCGTGATTCATACCACAACTGACGGGCAGGCTTGCCAATGTTGCTCATGCGTAGGCCCTTGGACTGCTTGTGAGGCTGTGCCCAGTGTACCAACGCACCCTTCATGCGCTCACCAAAGTCATAGATCATATCATCAGTTATGTCTAATTCTTTACCATCAGATAAGGCATCAAGCTTACCGTAGATGTCATCTACAAGGTTGTCTAAGTCTTTAGAAGAGGTCAAGTTGTTCTCCAATAATAAATAATTTGTCAAGTTCTGACACAGCTACAGTAGATCCCATATAGAACCACTCACCTCTACGTCCACGACCTTCTACAGTCAAAGCCTTGTGAGCTTTAGCTTCCGCTTCACGTCTGTCAGGAACCTTGTAAGACTTTACAATCTCATAGTCCCTATAAGGTGAGGCAGTTTGATACTGTTTTACTCTGTCTTCTGGGTCAACAGCCATTCCTACTTTGACCCAACCGGGAAATGAAGGGTTGTGTATAATATAAACTGAACCTTCTTTGGAGTCAGAATAATTAGTTAAAGAGCTAAAGGCTGCGTCAGTAAAACCTTTATAACGTCCCGGTTTAAACAGCGGGTGGCTCTTCGGTATATGCTTACCGTCAACAAACATTCTTTTTTTAGATCTTGCAGAATCACATGCTCTACAGATATATCTGCATTCCTTCTTTAATGCTGTACTCCAGTTGCCTTTTTCATCTAGTTCAACAGTACAATCAATACACTTTCTAATGCGTTGCTGACCAATCTGTTCCGACATTATACTCTCCATCTAATGGGCATTTAAGATTTAAATACTTACCGGCTTCTACTATAGCCTCTACACCTAGAATACCTACAGCATCGGCACTATCTTCAATCACTTCTAACTGCCACTCATCATGAATGTTGCAGACAAACTTAGCATCCATACCTTGTAGCTTCCTGTTAAAGAATACAAGAGCCTGCTTCATAACGATAGCACCGGCACCCTGCAACAGCGTGTTGAGGGCCGAGTGTTCTGAGCGGACAAACAACTTACGCCCGTCTAAACCTTTGAGGTGCCCTCTTGCTGAAGCTCTTGCAACTTTATTTTTGAGATTTGTAAATGATGGAAGATTATCGAAGAAAGATTGTCTAAGCCTTGAACCAGCTTCTCTGCCTCCTCCAGCCACGCTTCCAAGCTTTTCATCTCCTGCGCCGTACAGCAGTGCATAGATGAATGTCTTCGCCTGATTTCTAGATTCAAGTCCTGCAAGGTGCTGGTTAGCTGTGTGTACGTCTCCGTTGACAATTTCATTTGTGTACTCCTTGTCTTCCATATAGTGAGCAAGCATCCGTAACTCAAGACCACTGGCATCAATACCGACCAGCTTGTAACCTTTAGGTACAGTCCACACTGCTCTACACTCCTTACCATAAGGTGAATTAGAACTAGGTACTTGCGCCATGTTAGGTTCGCGGTGAGTCATACGGCCTGTGATAGTCCCATTAGGGATCACATAGCCATGTACTCTGCCATCATCTTTCAATGCTTTCAACCACGATTTAATCTGAGCCTCACGTTTCTGGTGCATCAGGTAATCTTTGATCAACTCTGCTTCTGGAATACCTTCTATCTGAGAAAGAGTTTTCTCATTTACAATAGGTCTACCATGAACAGTGAACTCAGTAGGTTTCCAGCCAAACTCAATAAGGTACTCACCTACCTGCTTTCTAGAACTAATGTTGAAGTCCATTATGCTCTGCCTAGTGGTACTAAAGTTAGCAGGCTGGCTTAGGTACTCATGCTCTTCAGCAGTAAGGCGTACACCTTTACCACTTGGAGTATCCCAAGAACCTGTCTTAGCTACAGCACCTGTACCTGTCTCACGGCGATAGATAAGACGCTCATCTATCTTAGGCTTGAACACCTTACCAACTTCATCCTCAAGCTTCGCCATGTTCTCACGCATGAGAGCCAAGAGCATACTTGCTTTGTACTCGTCAAAGTAAAAGCCAGTGTTTTCTTGATCCTTCATGATAGAGGCTACCTCATGCTCTAACTCTATTGAGTCAGGAGAGAACCCTACGCCTTCCTTCTGCAAAGCTTTGTAAACCTTGACGTTAACTCCAACGTCACGCTTACAGTACTCAAGCATCTCAGGCGTGTAGCAATCAAACTTATCAAACTCAATCTTAGCAAGGCCTAGCTTACTACCCCATACTGCAAGGCTGTGACCAGCTTCACGTACAGGATTAAATAATCTAGACAGTACCAAGGTATCTATGATCTGCTGGTTGCCAAGTTTAAATGACGTAAGCTTTTCTAGAGCAGGTATATCAAACCCAATGATGTTGTGCCCTGACAGTTGCTCTGCTTTATTTAATAACGAAACTCCTTCTTCTATCTCATCAGGCCCGTAGCTCCAGACCTCACCAGTGTTTACTTCTTGAGCAACAAGACACCATATCTTTGTGTACTCAAGCCCGTCAGTTTCTATGTCAAATAATAGCTTCATTCAAACGCCAGTGTATCTTCTTGATCAGGGTTAAAGTCAATGTCTGAGTCATCAACCTCATGTAGTCGCCCGGTGTCTTTATCATACTGCAAATACGTAGCGATGCCGACATCACCTGTGTACCTAGACTTCAAGATACGAACACGGGTAGTTGATGCCACCACAGGATCGTCAGCCTGCTGGTTACGTTCAAGAGTGATTACACAATCAGACAACTGGGCGATAGACTGACTGCCTCTGAGGTGGCTCAGGTCTGTCTCAGCACCCTTCTCATGTCCCTTATTACCATCAATACGGCGAAGGTGTGACACAAGAATAAGACCAGCGCCTGTCTCTTCAGCAAGGCTGCGAAGTCGTGTCATGATGGAGTCAATGGAGCGGCGCTCATCACCTTCTAATGTGGCAGATACCATCATGTGTAGGTGATCAATCACAACCCACTTACATTCACAGCCAACGATCATGTAACGTAACTTAGAAAAGATACCGTCAATGTCATTGGAGCCAAAGTGAGCGTGTACCCACACCCTGTCATTGTTGTCGTTGTCCAAGAAGACATCATCAAAAAGAATATCAACTTCTTCTGTCGAATATGTCTCACGTACACTGTCAATGTGTAACTTAGCATTGGCCTCAATAGAAAGGATACCGTCCACGGTGCGTGTCCAATCCTCCTCTAGAGCAACGATACCTATGTTGTCATCAGTCTCTTTGATGAGCCAGTGTTCTAGTTCGCGTGTAACCGCAGTCTTACCAAGACCCGTACCGCCTGCAACCAACACCAACTCCCCCTGTCGCAAACCCTCTAGCTTTTTATTTAAACCGTCCCAAGGGTATGGGATGGACTTCTTCTTGGGTCTGTTGTGATACTTGTCTTTATTCTCACTGACATTCAAGACACCGCTAGGCGTGTAGGTCTTTGCGTTCCACCACGAACTAACGTAGGAGCCGTGCTGGTTCTTACGCAGCATGTCATTGGCATCCTTGTGACCGTCAGGCATCACCATGATCTTAGCTTTGTTAGGCTTCAGCAGCCTTGCTACTTTCTTTGCTGCTTCCTGTCCGGGTTTGTCAGCGTCAAAGCAGATCACGATGTTGTCAAACTTCTCAAGGAATTCTATTTGAGATTTGACATCCTTCTCTGCACCCTGTGCTCCGTTCTTAACAGATACCACAGGCCACTTAGATCCCAGCAACTCGTAAGCTGCCATAGCATCACACTCACCCTCAGTGATAGTAATATACTTACCACCCTTGTCACCTACTGTCTGCTGTCCGAACAACCCACACTCTGAGATAGGGCCAGAGGCTGTGAAGCCTTTGGTATCAACCATACGTGTCTTGTATGCTACCTCTTCCGCGCCATTGTAGTACGGGTAGAAGTGTCGGGTGGCCTCCCCGCTAGGGCCTAGTGTAGACCTGACTCCATACTTCTTTGCGGTTGCCTGTGAGATTGCTCTTTCTTTTAATGCGTTAAACTCTCCTTCTCTGATTGTTACATTATCTTTAACAAGCCTTGGGGCTGCTTCCATAACTTCTCCAGTATAGTTTCTAATGTATGTGCCGCACGAAAAACAATGTGCGCTGCCATCGGCATTAACGCCTAGGCATTTTCTGTGATTACAAACTGGGCAGTCTTTGTGTGTTTCTACAAAAGACATTGAACCTCCGTAAAAGAAGGGGCCGAAGCCCCTCTTAGTTTAGGCTACTTCATCGTTTAGTATGTCTTCCAACTCCTTAGAGAAGGTTATTTCTGCCGCCCGGAGTATAGACAATCTAACCTGTAGATCACTAGACTCCTCACGGACAGAAGCAACAAGCCCCACGATCATCTGACCACGCGGTGACAAGTCCTCAACCGCATATTCAGTACCCTCAAAGGTCAGGGTATTTTTACTTTCTTCAGACATAGCGTTCCCTAAAATGCTAGTTCAGTTTCGGCAGCACCTTGACCATACTCAATGAGATCTAGGATCTGCACGTTCTCAAGGATGGCACGTTTGTACTGCTTGTTAGGGCCGTACACGGCTGCTCGCCACTGCACTGCTACCTTAGATCCGTTACCAATCTGCACATCAATCTCATTCTTTTCAGAATCAACAAGCTTAGGTACAGGGTTCTTCTCACCCTTACCGTTCACTTCCCACTGATAGAAATGGATCACAGGATCTTCGGTATACTTAGACCGACCAGCAGCCTTGATACCAACATTAAAACCAGCAGAGATGAACTGCTGATAAACCTCATCAGACACCGCTAGGTTAATCTCATACCCGTTACGGTCACCCGTGAAGTTAGGGACAGGCACTTTCACATGAGGATAAAAGGCTTCGCCAGTTAACACTTGTGGGATACCATCAATCATACGCATAGGTTTTCTCCTTTGTTAGCGTCATTACAAATTAACATCATTGAGATGCATTATCAACAAAAAAATCAGAGACTTGCTCTTCTAAAGATCCGTCAATGCCCTCCTCTATTTCTAAACAATGCCGGTCTTTTCCGTGCATGTTGTAGGTTATGTGATACGCAGACTTATTTTCATATAACAATCCAATAAGATGTGATGCCGTGAAAGCCCTGTACTCCTCAGTAGTGATATCAAATAACATTACCAGCCTCCTAGTTCATCTAAAAATTCAGAAAATAATTCTGTTAAATCATCGTCACGTATCCTCCAAGAACCTACCTCAGTACAACGATCCTCAACAAAACCAATGAACCTTAGCTTAATTCTTTCAGAAGGCAGCGGAGCACCCAACCTCATTGCAAACAACTGACACCACCAATCATCTACATCTGAACAAAACTCCATTCTAGTATCTGTAGAACTCATTTTATATATCTCCTTTAAACCTTGAAGGTATTGTACAGGATAACCTGAACGGTGTCATGAGAATTTTTGATATTCTTGATTCTGAACCTCAAGGTACACAGCAACGAACCTGATACAGAAGTCATCACCATGCTTCTGACACAGCCTTAGAGCATCCTCACGAACAACAGGTGTTACGATGCCTGTCTCAAAGTAACACTCACTAAACCCAAGGATGTGATTACACATATCAATTATGTTTTGCACGGTACTTAGTATCTTGGTGGAAACGTGAACGCTTTATAATACTGATCACCATAGGCTTACTCATACCAAGCTGCTTGACGATGTCACGCGGCCTTACGCCCTGTGCATACATCTTAGTAACCTTTATGATGTGCGGCTTAGGTGGGGACTCAGCCCCGACAGGCCAGTACCTATCGGGGTATACCCTATCAAGATTTTTCTGGGCTTTGACAGCCTTGTAAAACAAGTCACTCATGCTGACACCCCCTCTCTAACCTTTGCCCATACAAGATCACTTCTAAGACCTCTCAAGGCGTTAGAGCCATCAATAAGGCGTTCACGCTTGACACCCTTAGACTTCACGATCTCTTCCTCAAAAACATTGATCTCTTTTGATAAGGCGGCACGAATCTCTTGTGATACAAGATTACGCAAGTGCTTCTCAAACTCCGCTGAACTACCGGCGTTCAGTACTAAAGCCTCACGGCTTTCAGAGTGAACAACAAAGTGATCCACAAATATATCTATACTATCCATTTCATTCTCCAAATTAAGGCGAGCAGTTTATACACATGCTCAGGTGCCGGAGAGTTATTTCCTTGTTATGAGACGGGACACCATAGTCCTGCCGTCCGTATCCTCAACCTTAAACAGATGACCCCTGCCATGATGAGGTATGTACCACGAGCGTTTGCCGAAGTGGATGCCTGTATAGCACCGCCCGGAATGTACGCCATAGCGTGTCTTAAACTTACGCAGTCGGTATATCATATCAAATCTCCCTTACTTGTATGCTTTCTACGTCAAGCAGTTCTGCTGACGGCTTTATTATCGACTCAGCTATATTCACCGCATCGTGTCTATCTACTGCCCTAACCACCAACTGTATCGTCACCTCAAAATCAAAGGTGAGGTCACCAGCATCGGGCTGATTCCAAGGGGCATCTGGGTGAGACTTATGTGCCTCAACCCAACATATATCATTACTCATCTACCGTCTCCATATTTATATCAATCATTCCATCATCAATATGAAACAAAGTTATCTCATCAGTCACCGTACCATTCTTATTGATACTGCGAACAACA